AATCTACTCAACCTCATGAATCCTAGGGGTAATAAAAGTGGATTTGTTCTCAAAGACGAGGGCGGGACACGTAAGTCTGGCCTTCAGAGCGGTGGTTGTAGCACGGGTTGCTATGACCTGACTGACATTCCGGATCAGTCAAACAACTTTTGCGTTGTGTTAGTATCAGGTATGGTCTAGCGCAGCGATTAGGTGAAAGAACTCTTCGCATTTTTGAATGGATTCAAGACGAAGAACGCAGTTGATAACAGCTCTATCCGAGATTAGATCACTCCTGGAAAGTTTACTAAAACAACCTTACTTCAGGTGATGAAAGAACTCGGACTTAATTTGAGTGCGTCCCAGCAAGATAACGCAGGGGATGGGCTGTTTTCAGTCTGGCAAAAATTTATAGGTATTAACCGAGAATCTGTCAAAGACAGAACACTCGAAGCTTCATTATTGAATGACTATGCTTCGATAGCAACTCATATTGGAACAAAAGGTGACTCTTTTAGCCAAAAATTATATCTCAAATATGCAGCGACGGATGACCTAGCTGTCAAAGTCGTTATCGCGTTTATTCTTTATTTAACTCACGCTACTAATCTCGCCAAGCCGATAATTGATATTATCTTGAGTAGTGGTTTTGACTCCCACAAACATAGGGACTTATCTAGTGTATCTGCCCCTAAAAATATCGGCAAACCTGCGTACGCTTGCATTCGGGGAGCTCATGCTCTAGATTAGTATCTTGGATGGGACTTTCCTGTTGACAAAAAATCAGTTATGCCATACGCTCATCTAGAAAAAGGACACGCTAGTCTTAAGGTATAGGACATTAAAGATAACCTATTGACTAACTTCAAGAAGTAGGGCGATGGGAATCACAAAACTAGCGCCAACTAGGCTTTGATCCATAGCATACAAGCAAGATCTCTCACGTTCGTGTTGAACACCCACAAATGCTGTTTCGACATCAACGGGGACATTCTGGCTTACGTATTCGCTGGCAATCGGGACGGCTGGAAGGCCTGTGAAAAGATGCTTCAGAAGAATTGCCATAACGAAGTCCTAGGGATAACGCTATGCGTAGACTGCAAGATGATCAATGGGCACCAAGTTGCCTCCTTTATGCGCGTGCTGAGTCAATCTAGCGTCATGTCCCGTGCTCTTAAGCATAAGAACATTATCAATCTTGGAGGTTTTCCAGCACAGTAGAAAAAGAGGTTCGATTACCCATCAAACGGCCGGAATTTCTACTGTTTCGAAATGTATGACTCCTATTATCAAAGATATAATAGTGAACTTCGTGGACACAACAAGCTCTAGTCAGACTATCCTACTTATGTATCTCGTAAGTGGGATGGGACGGGCCAGTGCAATCTCTACGCTCTGGTCAGGACTGAGGTCTGTGGAGCGGATGCGGAAACTGAGGATGTTTATTACTAGTTCATAGTCTATCGACAACTGACCGGAGCTCGCGGCATGCGAAGGACCAATATCAAACATGGCCTCTCTCTTGAGAACGTGCCTGACTTCGTCGGAGAAGAATTAGACTTGATCAGAACGGATAGCCGCGCTGAAAGCGGTAATCTCATTCCTGCTGAAATAAATATCCCCCTTGATAACGAGAGTTGTTTCACTTCCCTGGATGCGTTTACTTACTACACTGAATAGACTCAATTTTGCTTAGGCGTCGCGGCTACAAGGAATTACCTCCACAGCGATCAGCGCTCCTCCGTACCTTTTCTCTTCCAAAGTCAGCTCTTTAGCGAGGCGTAGCGAGACTATGAAGAAACTACCAAAACTCTTGACCTCGGATCTGGCGATGAGATAAGGATAAAAACGAACCATGGATTGAATTCAGAAGATGGATTGATAGGAATTTCCATGTCAGTAGCAGAACGAGTGGGAGATAAGGACAATGAAGGACGCGTTTCACGCACTTGGTCCAATCCCCCATACCGGCACTCCATTGCAACGGAAGACTTCAATGAACCCAGAGATGATCTTATGAGATTTTTAGATGTTCGCGGGAGAGAGGGCTTATTAAGGAAAATCAACGAGATTTAGAGAGCTAACAAGAAATCTCTCTAGTTCAACAAGTTGACTAACCTACAGATAACCTCTAAAATCCTGGACCTTAAAATTAATCGTGACTGCAAAACGCTCCAGTACGGATCGAGTGTCGATCTGTATATGGTGAAAGACAAAGAGTATGTTGATAGAATCATGATTAGGACACAGGGACAGGAAATGTTCTCGATAGCTCAGATTGATGAAAAGAAAAACTTCAACAAAGCCCGTAGCGTCCCTGAACATCTTAGCCGTGAGCTCGCTGTCTGCTCCAGCAAGCAATCCACGATGGCCTGCGCTATGTAGGCGTCGAAGTTGAGCAACAACAGCAACCACAGTACCGACCAACTGATTGTTCATACGAGCATGATGAAGGGTAATGTGAGTGTCACGGATAACATCGAGGGCCCCAGGATTACCGTTAACGCACTGATCAACAGGGCCATAAAAGACGTGGACAAAAGTCTAGCTGATAACAACCGCAGTGTTTATTTAGAACCAGTATGCCGTATCAAGTGGGCTAGAAGGGCAAACCTTCGTTCACGAGATAGGGTGGAATGGGTCGATGCTAGACCTTGGCCTTGGCAGGGACCCCGTAAAATAGTATATTTCGAGTACATAACCCATATCCCCGTACCAGGATTCGTGCTCTCGTCTGTTTTGGATGAATTGCAACAGAGAAGCCGCGTCGAGAGGGCGCCCTTCCTCAGGAAAACTGGTGAAAGAGAACAGATAGAATAGCGGATGTGGGATGCTCGCGACGCTCATAAATTGAGGAAATACTATATGATAACGGTCAGGGCTTCCGATGACTACGCTAGGAGTGGCTAGAACCACAAGTTTCCTGGCGATTTCAAGGTCTTCCAAATTGGCAATCGAGCTTACTCCATCACTGACTAGTCGGCAGAAGGATAGTTTGAGTGCCAGTGGACTGGAGGAATGCTTTTCTAGAACAACTGGCTCCGCAACTTATCGAATACTGACAAAATCACCGCGCTTTCTGGAGGGATGAATTAGGCAAAATTCTGTGAAGGAGTTAAGGATTCAAGTATCAGTAGCACCCTCAACCAGCTTGCGACATAGTAGGTCACGTACTCGTTGAATCCCAAAGATACCAACAATCAGAATTTCATTGATATACACAATGGTTTGGATGCCGCTACCAAAGTTTACATAACCTCATCCAACACAGACCTAATATTTCCAGAATGCAGTGATTATGATATGGATTGTCCGTTATACAACGACCCGTATACCACTTTATAGGCTCGGGCTGACTTTTCAGGGTAGAATAAGAGAGATTTCAGAGCTAGAATAAAAGCCAGCGCTAGATCTTAGTTGGAGGAATACCAGAGGCTATTTGTCCACTTCCATAAGAATGACATAGATCTAACAGTTGGCCCTAGCATCAGAAACAGTTTTTCAACTTTTATGCCTTCCTGTGAAGAGAAGGAAATACTATCCTGCAGTTGGGCTGCCTTTCTGGGTAAATATGGGATAAGGGAAAATCTACGCGATTTTCACCAGAAGTTTGAGCGGATGCGAAGCGACTAGGAACTAGAAGGGGACCATGAGAACCTAGCCCTTGTAAATGCGCATTTGAAGATCACTAAACATATTAGAGACGGAAAAATTGCCGTATTTGAAAAGACATGTTTAAGTTGTTTTTGTGCATATGGAGTAGGGACAGCCGCAGTTTACAAACTGGATGATAAGGCGTGCTGGCACTAGGAAGACTATGGTCAAAAATGGGGTAAGCGCTGGAAAATCATCGACCTTACAATGGACAGAGACGTTTATAGCGAGTCTATTGATCGCATGAACAGGTCAATAACTAAGTTCGATGATTATTAGCCTAGTCAAAGTGAGAAAAATGGGAAAGTTGGTGTCAATGCTGAGACCGAATCTCAATCAAAGAACCTTTCAGACACGACCGGTTTACCTACGAGCATTGCTAACAATTAGGAGCCTTCTCCTATTGATCGTGCTGAACCGGAAAATCCCGTTCTTGGCCCCGACGATGAGCTTTCCGTCGGGCCTACGAAGAAACCTGAAACGTCAGTCATTTGCGTAGCTGATCAGCCAATATTCGAAAACAAGACGCAAAAGACCTTGGTAGATATGGATGAGACAGAAAGGATAAAACTCTGTGATGTGGCTCCGCGGCTGACCGTCGACTAGGACTAGGACGAATTTGATGCCGTGGAATACAATAACGAGTTGGTCAATAATGCTCTCATCACATAGGAGAAATCCGACCTTTAGGATCACCCTTCACTGCCTGACTCCCAGGCTGATAACGTAGAAGCATAGCCTGAACGGCATGAACGAATCAATGGCCGTAGTGGCAAACTCATAGATTCCGTTTTCGTTAAGCCTAACGAAGTCATTGATCCGGATCTCTACCACAAGACGATGAAAAATACGAATCCAGCTTACGCTGCTACTTCGACTAAACCGACATTTGTCGAGTCGGAGCTAAAATACAAGCCTACCAAAACTAATGAATCTGTCAGGTATTACGTACCATTCGAAAGATTCCAAACCGTTCTTCACCGCCTACCAATAGCTGTTGAAGAACGAGATGTTAGGCAATTTGGCAAGAGTTTCAAGAATAAACGCAATTTTGAAACGACTAGAGATGAATGGATGGAATACTACAAGACGTAGATTCCGAAAGAATTATTCACCCAATCGATAGCTCTTGAACTTCAGAACTACATTTTCTACTGCCACAAAAACATGATCTCCACAGAGAACGCCTAGACCTGCAGACAGATGTGCAGCAATGTCGAAGCGGATGAGAAGGTGGTTAAGAAGATGCTGAATACGATCAAAAAGAAGTTGCTTAACCGCATAGATAAATGTACCATAGAGCTTGTATCAAATGATTAGACACTCGAGAAATACATTGAGAGGGTTGGACAGAAGAACAAAGGCAAAGCTGATAAATTAAGGAAAGTCAGAGAATCCAACAAAATCTTCAATCTTGACAAAGATTTCGACTAGGTGCAGACTATAGAGTATTTCCAGAAGAATCCAGTCGATGAGCCTAAGAATAAGGCTAAAGGCGAAACAGTTAAGCCGAGAGGGATTAGCTCTAGCTATACAATACTGAAAGGGAAGAGCAATCACAAGTATAGTAGAACCACTAAAAGGATTATTTCTTCTTGGTATAATCTTTATGTTAACTATATTTCGGCCTAGTTTATTGAATGTGTCAAGCGCGTTCAAAGCTATGGCAATGACGTCGAGAATTACGCTTATTTCTCGCACGGGCATAACAGTTCCAGCCTGTGTGATTCAGTTATCAATGCAGCAAGCCAGCTCAAAATGAATGGAGCTAGCAAGATACTTAATCACAGCTCTGACTTTGGAAAATTTGACGCCTTTAGAAGCCGGATGATCCTTAGCAAGTTTGATAACCCAATACTTCGTGAATTTATTGTGAAAGCTACCCCCGCCCTGATGAGCCAGGGCTACACGAAGCAGGACCTAAGGATATCCAAGAAATTAATATGCCAACTCGACATGCAGTTGGTTTGTCGCGAAGCTAATGATAGAGTGACATTCTCCACTATCTTAAGAGGTACAGTTCCTTCAGGCTTTAGTGCCAGGACGACTTAGGGCAACACTTAGTACAATATGGCCTACCAGTTACTCGTCACTGAAGGATTGAAAGCTCGGTCATTCGCCTCTGGCGACGATGGAGCCTTCTAGATAGAGGAGAAAGACAAGGATTTGATCGAGCAGCGAATCAGAGACATGACAGTATCAGACAACACTCCTCAAGTCAAAGGATGTGGATTATTGATTGACAGCCCATAGACTTTCGACACAGACTTTTAGCCTTTCTTATCTAAGATCATAGACTATAAATCTAATTCTGTTGTCAGGGAGGTCGAGAGAGTCCACAATACTGGGACCAGGACGTCGTCTAAGATACCAATAAAGCAGATCAACCACGCAGTCAAGACTCAACTACGAGAGTACTCAAGATAGCCTTTCTACAGAGAGAGTTGCGAACCGAGAGACAATTTGGAAATGGACAGTGGCTCCATCAAAGACGCCCAGTTCAGAGCCAAGATGGAATACAAGGCTGACTTTAGTAGGGATCTAAACCTCCCTATAAGCTATTAGGCTCGCGTTATAAAGGCTACAAACGGGGTACCCTTCTGCTTTGATCGCAACGTTGATTCACATGTGTCTAATAATCTGGCAAAGATGGAATATTCAAACTACAAGCCAGCAGACCACGGTACTATAAGTACAAATGCAGAAAACAACCCAATCTCAGAAATCTCAGAGTAAGAACAAAAATACTCTAATCAAGAGGAATCAGAATTAGAAGAAAGACAGCGCCAACCAGAGGGCTAATGCTTCTAGTTCATTACTAAAGGATAAACCCATTGGAAATCTCGTTTATCCTACTTCATCACATGGGATGCTTCATCACGCCCATGCTCAACCAGCTAAACATCACAAAAGAGCGCATAAGAAACACCAACACGACCACTTTAAAGAAGACCTCGAGGATGCTATCCGACATTTTGAGTCGACCAAGCAATCCTATGCTAATACACTGTTGTATCCGGAAGTTAGTATGGCCAGAATTCCATTCATATGTCCGGTTCCAACAGCGATAGCTAGGGGTGTCTCTGTATATACCATAACTCCTGACAATTCTGTAGGAGATACCTTCGCATGGTCTTTCATTCCAGAAGCTATCATAGGTGACGGGCACAGCACTCCAGCTACCCATGATCCATTTTACTATGGGACTTTTGCTAGTAACGTAGATACGATGGTTTAGCCTTCGCATATGACCAGAGATGCTCTTTTCCCAAATATCCAGTTCAATTCTATAGATTCTATGCGTGTTGTCGGCAGTTCACTCACTGTCACACAGACGCAGAGACTAGTAGATAGAGCAGGGTATGGCATGATGTCTCGAGTGTACGGCTTACCCGCCTTCCCGAGCCAGAGTTTAGCCAACTATGTTAGCAAATCAGTTATCATCAATTCTACTTATAAAGATGAAGCTAACTTTTCGAGCGTGAGTGAAGAAGACCACTTAAGGATGATATACGCACCAGGCGATTTTAGTGATTAGCATATGAAAATGGTGGATTCAACTGTACCTGACCCTGACAGGGAAAAATTCCCAGTCATTCAAGGATTTGTTACCGGTTTCGGTGCATCAGTAGTTTCTGTCACTTTTGAATTTACCGTGGTGCTAGAATACGTCCCTAGACCGGCCTTATTCCAAATGGTCGAACGCAAACCTGCTCATGTCAATGCCAACGCTTAGTCTAAGGCTGAGAACTTAGTTGGCCGCACTGATACTGGTTTGACCCAAGAATCCCTTTCACAAGTCAAGCAACTTTCTGATGTTTCTGGACGCGACTTAATGCGCGTAGGAGAAATGCTTAAAGGCGGACAACGATCTGACTATTTAGGCTTCTTGCGCGGTTTTGGTTCTAAAATGTCAGCTTTATAGCCAGCTTAGAAATTTGGTGGTGAAATCATATCCGTATTAGGTCCTATGATGAAGACTCGTGTTGCAGTACAATTAAAAGAGAACAGCGAGCCTGACAACAACGCAGATTCGGAAGAAAATATGGAAGCTAAACAACCGCAGTAGGAAGTGCGTCGAGGGCCTGCCCCTCCTCGCGCTGACTCAAAAGGCCGTAACCAGCCTGGTGATTTTCTTGTCCGACGATAATTCGCGGCTTGAATATTCTGTTTCTAGCTATTCTTCAGAGTCTAAGTTGAATCGTACAATAAAGGAGAATATCACTAACGCTTTCTTTACTTCTTTATATGATTCCGCACATACAAGCTCTCCGCCTGGAGCTGGGCCATAGTCATCGTGACTGGCCAAGATATCAGGCGGCTGTACCCGCTTCAGATAAGTGGGATGGTACTTCTGTAGCAGAAGCTAACTGCCTATATATTTCAGGCCATAATTTTTGGGGGTCCTCGCCTTTCTTTGAGAAAACAAAACCTCCATAGCATCCTTTTTCCGGGTGCTTAAACATAATTGCGCCGG